GGTTTTGGAGTAGAACTTTTGATACTTATTAACATATGCCTGACTGTCGTTTCGAGCACCGAAGTGCTGGTCAGTTATCAAAAGTATCTTCATACTCAATCACAAGTTTCTTGTACTGTTTGCCTGTACTAGTGACACATGTCTGAGTGTATGTTACACCGCCGACAAGTTCAGTCAGTTCTGAGATCAATTCTTTGGTACGGTCTTCGGCGGTGCCACCCCGCCAGTAGTTTTCCATGTAGTTGTCGGACAAGTGTGCCATCAGTACCTCGTGTTGGTTTCGACTCGCGACTTAATGTAGTTCATATCAGCATGGTTGTCAAGGTCATCTGTGTGGAAAACCTCTTCATATCCCTTACGTTCTAGGATCTTCTCTCTGATTGACTGCTGCCTCTTCTCTTTGGCAATCCTACGCAGGTATGCATAGTACACAATCTGTGTGAAGTATGCAAACGGGTTGGATGATTTCTCTGGATCGAAGTTATGGATGTACTGAATACAGTTCTCAATCCCATCACCAATCATGTCCTCACGGTACATGTAGTTGATGAAGTTAGGACGATACGAAAGGTGGGTAGCAATTTTAAGGAAGCATTCGCCAATGTAGTTGGACACACGAGGTTTGGATTCTCCTTTCTCTGCTGCCTGAGCACACTTATTACGATAGATAATCAGTTCATGGAGGAACTGCTTGTTATCCACATAGTGTTCTTTCTTTTTGGCGTTCTTCCGTGCTGGCATAGAAATAGTCATAGTTGTCCTTCACGGATAGCATAATGTTAACTTATGGTGACAAAAATGTCAAGTGACAAGGTGACAGCTTGACAAGAAGAAGAATTATAATTATAGTAACACAGTCAGGGTTCAGAGACAGAGTACCTTTAAGTTATTACTTAGTGGTAATGAGATCCGTTCTTAAAGATCTTCTCCAAGAACGTTCTTGCTTCATCAACCTTAGACACTAGACCCATGCTTTTGTTCATTGGAACTTCGGTCTCGTCGTCTTCTTCCTTCATAATCTCTTTTCTGACCCAACGCTTATACATCATCACTGCTTCCTTTGACATAGGAGCAATGGTAGTGACAGCTGCTTCATCTAGGACATAGAAGTCTTCATCAGAGAAGTTCATCCAACGGATGAATGCCATAGCAACCTTTTGACTCTTGGTCTCTTCATCAGGATCCAACTCGATAACCTTAGTCTTAGCAGGATTCTGAATGAAGATCATATCTCTCTCAGTATCAGGATCTTGACTAACGAGAATCTCACCTAAGACTTCCTCTCCTGATGTTAGTTTGACTGCACCAAAGAACTGTTCGTCGTGTCGGATGTAGTTAATCATGTAGTTTGATCTCCTTTATTTCGTAATTGAATGACTCTTCTTGATAGATCTTGATTCTTTCAGCAAGATGACGAAGGGTATAATTACTTCTGGATCCTCGGGAGCAGTTGTCTGCAATGTCATACAACGTTGCCTGCGCCTTGTTTTCACCTTTACGAAGGACACGTCCAATAGATTGGAGGTTCCTTACTCTCGACTTGGATGGACTAGCAAAAATTACATTATGTAGATTCTTGATATTGATACCAGTAGAGAAAGTACCATACGATGCCAAGATAATGGCATTGTTTTCTTTCTCACAGATAGATCGTGCTTGTTCACGATCATAGGCATCAATGCCCCCATGAATAAAGAAAGTTCTGCGTGATTCAGGACCCATCTTTACCTTATTATTTAGCATCTCCCACAAAGGGTCCCCGTGCTTCTCCACGTAGTTGAACAGAATAAGAGTGTTACCTTTCAGATCACACGCTAAGTTGATAATCAGATTGTTTCTCTTTGGATGACTGATGATGTAGTCCATCTCCTGATGGTAATCATCAAAAGGAACATACCCATGTTTCAACAGTAGGATATTTACTTTCAGTGGAGTAAGGTGTCCCTTATTCATGAGGTCAGCAGTCTTTGTCACCTTGTCACATCGACCAAACAAACCTTCTAACACCAACTGATGAGTGTGCATACCATCCAGAGTGCCTGTCAGTCCTACGCGGTATTTTGCATCATGGCACTTGGTGAGAATACCTGACAGACTTTTCGCTTTATACAGGTGTGCCTCGTCACCGATGACTACATCGAAGTCCTTGAAGAACTTACGAGGTTCCTTGTAGATACTCTGCCATGTAGAGATGACCACAGGAGCGTTTGTGTACTTCTCTGTGCCACCCATGATCTTGTGACAGTATGCATCTGCTTTCCAACCATACTGTTGGAAGTCCTTGTACATCTGTTCGACCAATGATACAGTAGGTACAATGATCAGCACACGACGATCCAGACCCAGGTGCCAACGCACCAGAGCATAGATGATCAGAGACTTTCCTGATCCTGTCGGGGATAGTAGAAGTCTGCGATTGTACCTAAGTGCCTGGTAAATTGCTCGTAACTGGTAATCTCTTGCTTTGAAAGGGAGTCCGAGAGATCTAACAAACCCCGCAGTTGCCTCAGGAGATACGAGTAGTTCACATTCATTTGGTTTACCATAGAACTTGCTGTCTTCAACTTCCCATTCATATCCTTTTTCGTCGAGAAATTCACATAGGTAATCAAAAAGACCCGCATATATCTCCCCAGTAGCAGGAGAGTATAAACGGATCTTGCCATCCCATTTCCATTTTTGATACTGAGGCATGTACTTCGCCTGAGGCACTTCAAACTGGAAGTGGTCACTCAACTCCTGATGTACATGCGGTTCTGCTGTTACCTTGACATAGACTTCATTCTTCTTTTCAATCTTAGTAATCACCATGTCGTCTCAGATCAATAAAATTCTTAATCTGGAACCCACGAGAGGAACACTGTTTAAGAATCTGTTCTAAGTAATTTATACAAGTTTCAAGGTAGTCGATCTTCTGCTTGTTTCTCAACCAGTCTTCGTCTGCCCAGATGTATGTGGTGATGTCGGTTTTGAGTACCTTATGATTGAATGGTTTCTCAGCGTACACTTTGGCAGGTGCCTTGCCTGAGTAGTATTCAAACTTCTGTTTGTAAAGCATCTTTGCCTTAGTCTCAGCATCTGATAGCATCAGTTTGAACTGAGACCAGATGTTTAGGTACTTCTCATGGATAACAGTAACCTTAAAGTTTTCAGTGTCGAGATCGTTCTGGTCTACAACGCAGTCCTCTCTCCACATGTCACGAATTTCATCTAATGTCATTCAAGTGTGGTCCTCCGTTGACCTTCAATGTCTACAATGTCATACGCAGTATACCTGAATTCGACTGATGCCGTGGCATACTCTGTACCATCAATAGTAGCATTAAATTCCAGAGCATTCAACGACACAGGGAACAAGTCTTTGAAGTTGACAAAGAAGTTAGTCTGCATGTTGGAGTTCATGACAGCAAGAGAACCGTCACAGCGTGGTGTATACTTGTCTTCATAGTCTCCACGTTCCCATGTGTGGTTACCACCACTGATACCACGCATCCAGTTGTGGATGATAAGATAGTTTTCTAAATCTTCATCTACCAGGAACGTCAGTGTGAACGGTTCGTAGTTCAAACCATGAGCGTCCCAAGGTACAGGGCGACCTAGCATAGTAGGTTGCTCGATTGTGTTCAGTCCTATGCCAGGGATGTTGGCAGACTGTGAGAAGTAAGGCACCTTGGGGAACTGTTCTAACAGCATCTTGAACCCAATAGGTGACAGGAAGTTCCTATTCTCTAATTGCTTACTCCACAGACCCACCAGGTCCTGGTTGTTCTCAACGCCATACAGTGCCATTACTTGTTCCTCAGGAGTTCTTCAATTCTTCTCCTGGTATTTATGGCATCCTCTTTCTCTTTTTGGCAGTTACGATACCCCCTCTTGCTGTGGGTTATCATATGACCATGATAGATCATAGTGACACCAAACAAGAAGAGGAGAGCAACTCCAATCCATTCTATAAGTGTGGATTGATCCATGGCACAACAGGCGGGATCACTCCGATGAGTCGAAGGAGACCCTCAGCAAAAAGTGCAAGAACAACCCAACCAACACACATACTGATAATCGAAGCATTACGATTGTGCTTTCGTATGGCATCATCAATCATCTCCTGCACACGTTCTTCTGTGATCCTTTCTGGGATCTCTACATCATTACCCCAGTTCCATTTCATGCTATGTCTTCCCCGTACCAGAAGTCTGCCCAATCAGTATCATCCCCCTCGTACACTGGGCATGGTTCTTGCATGAGGATGTCTGTCTTCATCCGTAAGGTTGCTGCTTGCAACTCGGGAAGCATTTCATCAATGAAATCTAGATCCTTTTTCATTGGCGGTACTCGTTCAAAATATCTAGGACTGCATTGTAGGCGGCATGGGCACCGTCGTGCCATTCAGCACCTTTATCTTTATGTTCTCCTTCAAACAGAGCAGTCTTCAACTTGTAGATCCTAGCCTGAATTTCTGGTTTCAGCATGATTCCTCTCGGCATGGGTCACCATAGTATAATTACTATTTAACAAAAAAGGGGTCCCGAAGGACCCCAAGAAGACTCGTTTGTGAGCAATCGATCACATGAGGTTATCAACCAGCACACGACGATAGTAACGGTTAGCGTTAGCATTAAGAGCACCGCTCCCCTGCGTTGTTCCTTCTGCAAACGGGTTCGCAACCATGCCGTAGCGGGTCTTGAAGCCGATCTTGGGCTGGAATGTATCCTGTCCAACGGCGCGAACCATTTGGAGGGGCACATAGGGGCAGTAGAACAGACCAGCATCGTAGGCGCTAGAACCTTTGTAACCAGCCACATAGAAGTGACGGTCAGAAACGTTAGCGGAATAGGGGTCAACGTAGACCTTGATGCGTCCGTTCAGCGTACCAGCCAGGGTGCTGCTGTTGTCATCGGGAAGCAGGTTGCTATTACCCGAGAGAGCAGGGGTGTAATCCAGAACACCTGCCATAGACAGTGCCGAAGCAACGTCAGCAGAGCAGATGAGGATGTTACCCTTCCCGCGACGAGTCTCGTGACCGATTGCGTTCATGTCGCGTTCGATCTGGAAAAGGAGACCCTTGAACTTTTCAACCGACCAGCGACCGTTGGAATCAACGTCGAGGTCGAATACGCCAGCAGTAGCTGTGTTGTTCTGAGCGCCAGGGCGAGCAATGCGGTATACGGTACGTACAACTTCGCGGTTGATCTCAGCGAGAACCTCAGTAGAGAGGATGTTGGCGAGCTCAGACTCAGCGTCGAGACCATGAACAGCTTTCAGGTCTTGGGCGAGTTCAAGCGAGTATTCTGCTTTCAGAGCACGGGACTTGGCGGTGACGGTGACCTTCTCGATGGAGAAGTTCATTTCAGCAAAGGCATTGCCTGCTGCATCGCCCAGTGCCTCAGCCTCAGCAGTCGGCATACCGTCAGAGACGGTGTAGGTGCCGCTGTCATTCAGCAGACCAGGGTTGGTGCCGCTCTGGGCGGTACGACCGAGGTTCGATGCTGCGTTCTCTGCGGAGAACTCTGTGTCAGCTTCGTTGAAGAAGGACTCAGTGCCAGCGGTACGGTTTGTGCCATAGCGTGAACGCATGGCAAAGATGAGACCAGTAGGACCAGTCATCGGTTGAACGCCTGCGATATCATAGGCGATCAGCTTAGGCATCGAGCGACGGATCAGGGAGATCAGTACGGGGTCGAAACCTGCGACAGGACCAGTGGCAGTGCTGCTACCAGAGAAACCAGCTGTGCCAGCACTCATGGTAGGGGCGGCTTCACTCAGCACGCCTGCTTCCTCGCGGAGGAACTTTTCTTGGTTTTCGAGCAGGATGGAGGTGACAGCCTTTCTATATTTGTCCGAAATGTTGTTCAGTTCGGAGTGTTCCAGAATGGGTGCCCACTTTTCCTGCAAAGATTCAGAGTTGAACATTTGCTTTTTTACCTTATTGGATAGTGG